ATTCGGGGCGGCTTTCATCTTTTTTAGGAAACGCGACGGCTGGTTACCTCCGGGCCGTTTGCATAACGGGGTAGGGTGTAAGGACAACCTGCGGATAGGCTACTGCTGCCGCCACAGGACAACCTTGCGCCCTATCTTTCCCGGCAGGAAGGCGGTGATCGGATGGCCGAGAAAAAACTGACACCAAAGCAAAAGCGGTTCGTTGATGAATACCTGATTGACCTCAATGCGACGCAGGCTGCTATCCGGGCGGGATACAGCAAAAAGACGGCAAATGAGCAAGCCGGGCGACTGTTGGTAAATGTTAGTGTCCGAGAGCAAATATCAAGGCGTCAGGCAGCCCGCGTAGAACGCACACAGATTGACCAGGACTTTGTACTGACCGAACTCTTGCCGCTTGCTGCGTCCAGGGTGACTGATTTTGTTAAGGTCAGGCGAAAATACTTAACCGGGCTCGATGGGCTTGAGCGTGAGTACACGGTTGTCGATGTTATTCCGACGGATGAAATTCCTAAAGATAAGCTCGGCGCGATATCGTCTATCAAACAAGGGCCGAACGGCATTGAGATAAAATTCCATGACAAAACGCGGGCGTTGGAGCTCATCGGGAAGCATGTCGGCATGTTTAAGGACGACGATACCGCCTCGGCCGACGCGCTGACTAAGCTCGACGCTATCCTCGATGGCGTGAGCCGGAAAATGGCCGAAGATGATGGGGATTGAGTTTTCGAACAAGCAAAAAGAAGTCTGGCAAGGCAGCATCAACGAAAAGCACCGCTGGAATATCAGTTATGGCGCGGCGCGGTCCGGCAAAACATACCTCGATTTTTACAAAATCCCTTATCGCATCCGCAACGCCGGCAGTGACGGGCTGATCCTGCTGCTGGGAAACACCAAAGGAACCCTGGAACGCAATATCCTTGACCCGCTGCGTCAAATCTGGACACCGGCGCTGGTCGGTAATATTGGCAGCAATAACAAGGTCAAACTGTTTGGCCGTGAGTGCTGGGCGCTGGGGGCCGACAAGGTCAACCAGGTGAGCAAACTGCAAGGCGCAGGGCTGGTCTACTGCTACGGCGACGAGGTGACCACATGGACCGAGGGCGTCTTTCAGATGCTCAAGAGCCGCCTGGACAAGCCGGGGGCCTGCTTTGACGGCACCTGCAACCCGGACAGGCCCGATCACTGGTTCAAAAAGTTCCTCGACAGCGACGCGGACATCTTTTCGATATCCTTCACCATCGACGACAACCCTTTTCTCCTCCCCTCTTTTGTGGAGAACCTGAAACTCGAATACCGCGGCACAGTGTTTTATGACCGCTTTATTTTAGGCCGCTGGGTAGCCGCTGAGGGGGTTATTTACCGGCTGATCGCCGACAACCCGGCCGCTTTCATCATCGACGAGCCGCCGCCTATTGTGTTTTCGACCATCGGAGTCGACTTCGGCGGCTCAGCATCCGCCCAGGCGTTCCAGTGCACCGGGTTCCAGCGGGACCTGCGAGGCGTTGTAACGCTGGACGAATACTACAGCAAACAACCAGTTGACCCGGCGCAGCTGGAGGCTGCGTTTGTGCGGTTCGTCAAAAAGCAGATGGCGGACGACCGGCGGGTGACGGAGATATTCTGCGACAGCGCCGAGCAGGTGCTTATCCGTGGCCTGCGAAACGCGCTGGCGCGGGAACACATCGGCATCCCCGTCCGGAACGCACGAAAAGGCCCTATCGTTGACCGCATCAGGTTGTACTGTGCGCTGATGGGGGCAGGCCGGTATAAGATCATGCGGCACTGCACACAGACCATCGAGGCGTTCACCACGGCACTGTGGGACGCCAAGAGCCTCGACGACCAGCGGCTTGACGACGGGACCAGTAACATCGACACGCTTGACGCGCAGGAATACAGCACAGAATCATACTCCAGGCGGCTGCTTGACCAGATACTGAGAGGCGGTGATTGACAATAAACGTAATCGAATTTCTCAAGAAAAAGGGCTACTCAACGATCAGCGCCGACTGGTTCAAGCGTGTGGACCTGTGGCTCGACTGGTACGCCGGTGATACAGAGTTCCACAGATATCAGATTTACAACGGCAGGGAGTACCTGCCTCGGCAGCGCAAAACGCTGAAAATGGCGAAAAAGATTGCCGAGGATAAAGCGGACCTGCTTCTTAACGAAAAGGTCGAGATTATCACCAAAGAGCAGGATTACCTCGACGGCGTGCTGGATGCCAATGCCTTTTGGACCGCCGGCAATCAGCTGGTCGAGTTCGCGGCAGCCTCCGGCACCGGCGCGTTTGTCGAGTACCTCGAAAACGGAGAGCCCCGTATCGACTTCGTCCAGGCAAAGTGCATCTATCCGCTGACATGGCGCAACGGAGAGATCACCGGCTGCGCGTTCGCCTCTCAGGTCGGCGAGAACCTCACTTATATCAACATCCACGCCAGGGAAAAGGGCAAATACGTCGTTTACAACTACTATGTCGAGGGCGATACCAAAGAGGTCGCGCTGCCTGAGGGGATGCTGCCTGTCTGGAACACGAAACGGGCCGCTCCGCTGTTCCAGATTGTAAAGCTCAACATTGCGAACAACTTCGAGCCACTCAACCCGATGGGAATTTCCGCGTTTGCCAACTCCATTGACACGCTGGAAAGTCTTGACCTGATATACGACAGCTATTTCAATGAGTTCAAACTCGGCAAAAAGCGCGTGTTCGTCAATGACAGTATGCTGAAAATCGACGTGTCTACCGGCAAATCCGTGCCCGTGTTTGACAGCAACGACACAGAGTTCTACGGCCTTCCGGGCGAAGCAGCCGACGATATTGCCAAAAACCTGCAGGAGCTCAACGGCGTGCTGCGGTTCGAGGCGCACAGAGCCGCGCTGCAGGACAACCTGGACCTGCTGAGTGATAAAGTCGGTTTCGGGCGCGGGTACTACAAGTTCGACTCCGACGGCGTAAAAACCGCCACGGAGGTCATCAGCGCCAACAGCAAACTATTCCGGAAAATCAAGCGCGACGAGATTATCCTTGAAAAGGCACTGACCGACATGGTCCGCGCGCTGTTGTTCCTTGGCAAGAAAAAAGAGGATGCCGAAATCAACATCAGTTTTGACGACAGCATCATCGAGGACACCGATGCTGAGGCGAAACGGGCACTGCTGGAGCTGGGCGCGGGTGTCATTGACCGGATCATCTATCATCAGCGCGTCTACAACCTCACCGAGGAGGCTGCCACAAAGCTGGTCTCTGAAATGGACGCCAGGGCGCCGGCCATGCCTGACTTTACGCTCGGCGGTGACGGCGGTGATGGGTAATGCTGACACCGCAGGAAACCGCGGAGATGATTGCCGGGCTGCAGCAGCTGTATGAGCAAATCGAGGATGACCTGCTGACGAATGTTGCCAGGCGGTTTTCGGTTGCCGACAACATCACGCCGGAGACCGTCACGGAGTGGCAGGTTGAGAAACTCAACCAGATTGGCGCGCTGCGGAAAGAGAACATCCGCGTGCTCGCGGCGCAGTCCGGGAAAACGGAGAAGGAAATCACCCGTATCCTGGAAGCAGCCGGTTATAAAGCCGTAGCGTTTGATGACCAGATTTATCAGCTGGCGTTCTCCCGCGGACTACTCGCTACCGTGCCGCAGCCTGCAAGGCTGTCCCCGATGCTCCAGACGGCGCTGCAGGGGGCTGTAGACAATACCCGGAAGTATTTCAACCTCATCAACACCACGGCGCTGGAGAGCGCGCAGCAGTCTTTTATCACTGTTGTCAACCAGACGTACCTGGAGACCTCTCTCGGCATTACAGACTACACCACGGCGGTCAGGAAGGCCGTCACGCAGCTGGCGGACCAAGGCATCAGCGGGGCGCATTATGTCAGCGCAGCGGGCAAGCAGACATGGAACCATATCGACGTCGCCGTGCGCCGGTGTATTGTGACCAGCACGGCGCAGACCGCCGGTGTCATGCAGGAAGCCAGGGCGAAAGAATGGGGGGCTAACCTTGTCGAGGTTTCGAGCCACATGGGGGCGAGACCCTCTCACGCCGCCTGGCAGGGCAAGGTTTACAGCCTGGACGGCGGCACGCTTGAGTATCCAAATCTGCGGGCGTCTACGGGGTACGGCACCGTGACAGGACTTTGCGGAGCCAACTGCAAGCATTATTTCTCGCCGTACTTCGAGGGCATATCGGAGCAGACTTATAAGCCCTATGACCTCGCAGAGAACAAAAAGGCGTATGACGAAAGCCAAAAGCAGCGGCAGTTAGAACGGGATGTCCGGGCACAGAAACGCCGCGTGCTGGCGGCAGACGCATCAGGCGATGCCGAGGGGCTGAAAGCCGCACAGCTGAAGCTCAAGGAAAAAGAGGCAAAACTGAAGGCCTTCACGCAGCAGACCGGCAGATACCAGAGGACGAACAGGCAGCAGGTGTACGGGTTCGACCGCTCGCAGGCGTCGAGGGCTGCGTGGACAAAGCGAAAGTCTCAATAATCAAGCACTCTCACCCGAGGGTGCTTTTTTATAGCCAAAAAACACTCCCGACCCGCGGGAGGAAAACATAGCGGGGCGCGATACGGGTACCGACCCGGTAAAAAGGGAGCGCGGAAAGGACAAAAGCATGTTCGAGTTTCTCAAAGAGCTCATCGGAGAGGCCTATACCGATGAAGTCGAAAAGAAAGTGGCACAGGAAGTGGGCAAAGCCTACGTGCCGAAGTCGAAATACGACGAGGTGAACAGCGACAAAAAGGCGCTTGAAAAGACGATCAGCGACCGTGACGCCCAGCTTGAGGCCCTCAAGGGTGTCGACGCCGACGGGCTCAAAGCCCAGATCGAATCCCTTCAAGCGGAAAACAAGACGGCTGCCGAAAAATACGAGGCAGACCTGCGGCAGGTCAGGCTCGATGCAGCCATCGAAACGGCGCTCATCAGCGCCAAAGCCGTAAACACGAAAGCGGTCAGGGCATTGCTCGACCCCGCGAAGATCACTCTCGAGGGAGAGGCGGTCAAGGGGCTCGACGAACAGCTCGCCGCCCTCAAAGAAAGCGACGCATGGGCCTTCGCTGCCGAAAGCGCGGCGGGGACCACCGGCAGAGACCAGGGCAACGGGTCCGGCGCTGAATCTACAGTGCAGGATGCCATTGCCGCAGCAATGTACCCGAAAAAGACTTAAAAACCAAGGAGGACTAAAACATGGCTCTTTCACTTGCAGACGCGCAAAAACTCTCCCAGGACAAACTGACGAACTACGTCATCGACGAGTTCCGGAAATCCGCACTGCTTGACATGCTGCCTTTTGACAACACTGTCACGCCGTCCGGCGGAAAAACCCTCGCGTATGTTTATAACCGCGTCACCACGCTCCCGACGGCTGCTGTCCGTGCGATCAACGCCGAGTACACCCCTGCCGAGACGGTGACCACGCAGTACACCGCCAACCTGAAAATCTTCGGCGGCAGTTTCGAGATTGACCGCGTCCTCGCCGAGAACCAGAGGCAGGTCGTCGACCACATCCAATTCCAAATCGCGCAGAAAGTGCAGGCCACTGTGGCACTGTTCCACGACCTGTTCATCAACGGCGACAGCGGAAACACCGCCGAGGAATTTGACGGTCTGGACGTGGCTCTGACCAGCTCCTCGACCGAAATCAACGGCGCAGGCTCGGCAATCAACCTGTCGAGCTCCGCGAACATCGACAGCAACTGGAAAGCGTTCCTCGACCAGATGAGGAAGGTCCGTGCCGCTCTTAACGGCGCTCCGTCCGTCATCCTGATGAACAACGACCTGTTCGGCGTGTTCCAGAGCGTTATGGACCGCGCGGGCATCAACCTCATCAGCAAAGACAACTACGGCAACGAGACGGTCCAGTGGGGCCCCTCTCTTGTCATGGCGCTCGGCGACAAGCCCGGCACTGCCAACCCGATCATCGCAACGAGCAACGGCGAAACCAGTGTGTACTTCGCCCGCCTTGCGCTCGACGGCGTGCACGGCGTCTCCCCTGCCGGCGACAAAATCGTCAAGACCTATCTGCCTGACATGACCGCGACCGGCGCGGTGAAAAAGGGCGAGGTCGAAATGGTTGCCGCCATCGCGCTCAAGGCCACGAAAGCGGCCGGCGTTCTCCGCAAAGTCAAAATCGCGTAACAAGGAGGGACAGAGATGCCCAGAATCTACGCGCCCGAGGAAGATGCCAAACAGGCACAGGGCGAGATCACTTTCGTCAACGGCGTGGCCGCACTGCCTGCCGGCACCGACACCACGGCGTGGTCAGCTGCGGGCTACACTGTCGACACGCGGCAGCATGAAATCCAGCCGCTCGACAAACTGTCCATCGCCGACCTGTGGCTGCTGTGCGACCAGCTCGGCATCGACCTGTCGCTCGCTCCGGAGGAAACTCCGACGCGCGCGGCTATGGTGCCGCTGATTGACGCAGCCGTCGCTACCGCGCTGGATGCCATCACGGTGTCCTGTGCGCAGGGCGCAGAGTGCGGCGATACCACCGTCACTATCACAAGCGACCAGGGCGGCGACCTGGTCTATCTGGTCAGCGCCGCCGCCTATACCCCGGTCTGGTATGAGGACCTCTCCTATCTTGATGAGATCGAGACGGGGGACGACGTGACGGCTGCAAATGGCTATTACG